TACAAACAAAGAAGCCTACGATATCTCGTTGCTATTTGCTGGCGACTATGGTTTGAGTGCAAATGCCTCAATCAACCCGCACACTATTGCTAACAAGTATCTAGATGTTGCATATGGAAGAAAAGACTGCGTAGCGTTCATTTCGCCAACTTATGCAAACGCAGTTACATCAACAACTAAGTCTGATTCAGTAATTGCATTCCGTAACGGTCTATCTGGCGTATCATCATACGGCGTAATGGACAGTGGTTGGAAGTATCAGTATGACAAATACAATGACGTCTATCGTTGGATTCCACTCAATGCTGATATCGCTGGTCTTTGCGTACGCACCGATCTCGAAAGAGACCCATGGTTCTCACCTGCAGGTCTAAATCGTGGTCAAATCCGTAATCTTGTCAAGTTGTCGTTCAACCCAAATCAGGCTGAACGTGATTCTCTTTACAAGAAGGACGTAAATCCAGTTGTTTCATTCCCAGGAGAAGGAACTATTCTCTTCGGAGACAAGACTCTACAGGGTCGCCCAAGTGCATTTGATCGCATCAATGTACGTCGCTTGTTTATCGTTCTTGAAAAGGCAATTTCTAGAGCAGCACGCTCTAGCCTATTTGAGTTCAACGATGAGTTTACAAGAGCACAGTTTGTTGCCCTTGTTGAGCCATTCTTGAGAGACGTACAGGGTCGTCGCGGTATCTATGACTTCCGTGTTGTTTGCGATGAAACAAACAATACTCCAGCAGTCATTGATCGCAACGAATTTGTTGGTGACATTTATATCAAGCCAGCAAGAAGCGTAAACTTTATTCAGTTGAACTTTGTGGCTGTTCGTGGTGGCGTTTCGTTTGATGAAATCGTTGGACGCTTCTAATAAATAGACTAGAGTAAAGTCAGGAGAAAACAATGGCTTTTAATGTATCTGAATTTCGTTCTCAAATGCAGTTCGACGGAGCACGTGCGAATCTATTTGACGTGGAAATGAATTTCCCGTCTTTCGCGCTCCCTGCTAATGCATCAAAAAAGATGCAATTTCAATGTAAGAGTGCTCAATTACCTGGAACAACAGTCAATGCTGTTCCAGTTCAATACTTTGGTCGTGAAGTTAAGTTTGCTGGTAACAGAACATTCGCCGACTGGACAGTAAATATCATCAATGATGAAGATTTTTCTGTCCGTAATGCCTTCGAAAGATGGTTGAATGGCGTAAACTCTCACAGAACCAACGTAAGAGCAGCCGCTGCAGGTGGTCCAACGTCCTATGGCGTTGATGCTATAGTAAAACACTACGGCAAAACTGGTAAGGTACTAAAATCTTACAAGTTCATTGGGCTTTTCCCAGTTGATGTTTCTCCAATTGATCTAGATTGGGGCAATAACGATACTATAGAAGAATACACAGTGACATTTTCGTATCAGTGGTGGGAAGCAGTCGCCGAAGGCGTATTCTAATTTATTATTACGTGAACAAAGGCTAGAAATATTATGGCAATATCCTTATTCGGATTTGAAATCGGTCGCAAACAACCTGAATTAACAAATATTCAGCCAGCAATCACTGCACCTACAAATGATGATGGTGCAATTTATGTGACATCTGGCGGATACTTCGGGACTTATCTAGACCTTGAAGCAAGTTTCAAAAATGAGGCTGATCTAGTCACTCGCTATCGCGAAATGGCTATGCAGCCTGAATTGGAAACTGCGATTGATGATATTGTGAACGAAGCAATTGTACATGATGTGACAGGTAAATCTGTTTCAATTATTCTTGACGATTTAGAGCAACCAGATAACGTCAAAGAAATGATCCGTGAAGAATTTGATAAGGTTCTAAAATTAATGGACTTTTCAAATTATGGATCTGATATTTTTAGAAACTGGTATATTGATGGTCGCATCTTCTATCAAGTTCTAATTGACGAAAAACAGCCAGGTTTAGGTATTCAAGAACTGGTTTATATTGATCCGAGAAAGATCAAGAAAGTCAGAGCAGTAGAAAAGAAAAAAGACCCAAGAACAGGAATTGAAGTTGTGACTGGAACCAAAGAGTTCTATGTCTATAACGATAAATCCTCAACTCAAGGTCAGACTATCGTCACTTCTATTAGCGACTCGGCTGTTAAAATTGCGACCGACGCAATAGTAAACATCAACTCAGGTTTACTTGATCCAAAAAGAAATACTGTTTTGTCGTACCTACACAAAGCAATCAAGCCTTTGAATCAATTGCGCATGGTTGAAGATGCCATCGTCATCTATCGTCTATCAAGAGCACCAGAACGTCGTGTGTTCTACATTGATGTTGGTAATCTACCAAAGTCTAAGGCTGATCAGTACCTTCGCGATATTATGACCAAATTTAGAAATAAAGTTGTTTATGATAGTTCTACAGGCGAAGTCAAAGACGATCGTAAATTTATGTCAATGATGGAAGACTTCTGGATGCCTCGTCGTGAGGGTGGTAAAGGCACAGAGATTACTACTCTTCCAGGTGGACAAAATCTGGGTGAGATTCAGGACATCGAATACTTCCAA